CAGGGACCGCGCAGCTTGACACACCGAGTCCGGGCCAAAGCAACTACAACGTAATGGTTGCTGTGCCTCGCCGAAGCGGCGCAAAAGCGGCTGGCAGCTGCCGCGTTGTCTGCGAATATCCTGCTGGCGTTGCGCTTTACGATTCCATCTCAGTTGGCGTCGCCTTCATAGCCGCATAATGAAAGTCATCATCTACACCAACGACGATGGGTGGGTCAGCGTGGCAACACCATGCTATCCGCCGAACACCAGCACAGAGCAGGAATCCCAGATCACTGCGTGGGTCCAGCAAAAGGACGTGCCTCCTCTTCCAGATGGATCGGTGCGGCCGTCGTTCATCGTGGACTCGGCGGGTCTAAGTGGCATGAACCTCTTCTTCGAGGCATGGCGACTTACACCCAGCGGCTCAGTGATATGGAACAAGGCCGCAGCCGATGAACTCAAGCGCAAGCAGTTCCGAGTTCTCCGAAAGCCGTTGCTCGAGAAGCTGGACTTGGAGTTCATGCGGAGTTTGGAGGATGGAAACACCGCGCAGGTTGCGGAGATCACAGCCAAGAAAAAAACTCTCCGCGACGTTACGTTGATCGATCTCTCGCCATACGATACACCGGAGAAGCTGAACGCCTTCATTCCCGAAGTGCTAAGAAACTTGTAACAATATGCAACCGAACTACCGCCAGATCCAACCGGCCCCCGTGTTGGATAAAACCGCCAACGCCATCTCGATCCCGTATGTGAACGTGCAGCTGTTCCAGTCTTGCACGGCTCAGTACGAAGTACGACAGATCACCGAAATCCCGCCCCTTCCGGACGGTCAAGTCCTCCCTGCGTTTTGGGGTCCGATCTTGATGAGCGGCAGCATCACCCTGAGCGGTGATGACTACACGTCATGGGGCACTGACGACAACTTCCTGTACGAGAAGATTGCCGAGAAGTTGGGTCTGACGCTGATCCCGCTGCCAACCGCTTGACACATCGAATCCGGTGTTGTACACCTAAATCCGCATGGCTGACACCACCGATATCGTCTCGAAGATCAACACTGAGCGGGAGCTTGTTCTGAGCAACATTCAGCAGCTTGAGCAGAACATCAACATCCTGACCCAGCAGCTGAACCAGTCTCAACAGAATCTGGTCGCCTCCAAGGGCGCTGTCATGGGTTTCGATCGACTCCTGTCTTCGTTGAGCCCGAGCACCCCCACTCCGGTTGAGGGTGTTGAGATTCCCGCCTAACCAAACCAAACCATAACTGACGCAGCCCACCCTCGAAAGGGGGTGGGCCTTTTCATTTAGCGACTCCCGCTTGCTGCTGGAGTGTGCGCGGAGTACCACCGTGAGTATGAGTTCGCCGATCACAGGCAGCAGTTTCACCGTAGCCACGCTTGGAGAGAGCTTTTGCAACCGCATCACCAACCTTCTGGCGCTGTCGTCCAAGATGAAGCTGTGGTTCGACTGGGCTTTTGACAGTGCTGGAAACGCTACGACTGACTTCAAGTCGATGTTCCTGCTTCCGACAGGTTCGATCATCCCATACTACGTATCTGGCTCAGAGTCCTCTGTGAAGACGTCTGTGGAGGCTTTGAATAAGCCTGCTGGAGACACTGGTCTTCCGTTCTGGAGGCTCTGCGACGGAACCAATGGAACACCTGACTTGAGAGGAAGAACGCTGCTTGGCGCAGGCAAGGGGACTGGATTGACTGAACGAACATTTGCCAGTGTCGGTGGAGCCGAGAGCGCCACCATTAGTGGGAACCAAATACCGGCTCACGGACACGTTATCGAGGGTCGGCTTCGGTTTGCTGAGAACAAAAATGTCGACGGAGAGGACGATTTTGGCGCAGTTGCTAATCGCGATGGTTCAGGCAGCCCTTATAGCGTAGCCGAGTACTCCTCTAATTCAGCGGATTACAACTACCTATACGCAAAGCCTCAATCCAGCAGCCCAGATTCACTGAAAATCGACACGATGACGCCTTACTATGCTGTTTGGTACATCATCCGAACCAGCCGAACCGAATGAAGCGACTTGGAGGTGTTAGAGAGACCGGCATTCAGCTGAATGCTGTGTCACTTGATCTGCGATCCCCTGCTGGCAAGACCGGCGAGGGGTACTTCCGCCTTGTCATCAACGCGATCAGCGACCGGGAGGGTCGGATGAGGCGTCTTGGAGGATGGAGGCCGCTTGCGCTTGGTGCTCTTCCTGCAGGAAACGAGGATCTACACGATCAGCTTCTAACAAACACCGTTGCTCCTAAAGTGATCACTGATACAGCAGTGATCTCGGTCATCGGTGCCAACGTGGTGGTTCAGAATCCAGCAAATGTCATAGCTCCATCGGCTACAATTTCAATCAGTGGTGGCACTGTTTACGCATACAGACCTGTCATATCCAACCTCCCAACGATTTCGATTGTCGCTCCAGATACTCGTGTGTTTGTCCCTTGGGTCAGCTACCTGTGGAGAGTCTGCGTAAGAACAACAGCGGCAGTAACTACTGCTTCTCCGGGCTACGTGGATATCAGTTACACATCTTCTCAGGCAGGAGGCGCACAAATTGTTCGCATGTTCTCAAACACCAATGCTGCAGTCGATCAGGACGTGTTTGCATACGGATGCGCGCCTAGTGATGCGGTCGGATTTGGCGTTCCTGGTCTTTATGACAAGCTGAAGATCTGGAACCCGATAACTCAAGACAACAGCCTGCTTCCGCCTACTAACACCCAAATACTCTGCGAAGATGAGTTCTCTTGAGTACATCACTTTTCTGGCCCACATGCGCGGCGAAAGCGGAGACACCCGCCTTTTGGCTGGAACGCGCTCTCGTCTCTACTCGAACACCGGTCTGGACGGTAACTGGCGTCTCCTGATTGGAGATCTTGGTGGTGAAGTGCCAGCTGCTGGTGTTCCGGAGACGCGATGGAAGCACGCCCAGATGGGTGGCATCACGATTTTCACCAACGGCATTGACCAACCGTACTGGTGGTCTTGGGAAAAGCCCTCTAACCCTACTACGGGCTATTCTGCAGAGCTTCTGGACGATTTCGTTGCCATGGACATCACCACGGTGCGATCTGTGGGTGCGTGGCGCGGGTTTGTCTTCGTTGGAAACGTCATCAGCGAGGGAGAAGTCTATCAGAACCGCATTTTCTGGTCGGATTTCAACGATCCGCTGAGTTTTGTGCCCGGACCAGAGTCTCTTGCTGGCTACATCGACCTCGGTGAGGACGAGCGTGTGCTTGCGATGGCTCCTCTTGGCGCACAGTTCCGCGTCTACACCGACAAGGCCATCTACAACGTGGACTTGGTGGGTGGAGATGAGGTTTTTAACTTCCGCGAGGTCTATCGAGGCCCTCAAGTACTGCGGTTCGAGAATAGCTTGGTGAATCTGGGTGAACTGCACATCTACGGAGGCGAGGACACGATCTACGTCATCGGCGAGTTTGATCGCAGCCCGAGAATCCTCGACTGGCTGTACCGTGCGTGCGGTGCGATCTACAACGGTGTCAGTGCCGACTATCTTGGAGGCGTCACCACCTCTTCGTTCCCGGCTTTTGGGCCAATCAACCGCGGTGCATGCCACTTGCTGGTTGGTGGCTACGATGAAGCCGAGCGGATGGTGTGGTTCTCATGGGCTCCTGATGCTGAGACGGTTCCTTCCAAGTCACTGGTCCTCCAGATGGACATTGGCAAGGCCTGCTTGGTTGAGTCGGGTTTCACCTCGTTCGTTTCGCACTTGCCTAGCTATCAAGCAAACGTGAGGCGGTGGCTGGCTGACATCGGTGCATGCCTTCCAGAACCTCTTCCGGGTGAGGGCAACCCGCTGCCGATCACGTTCGTTCTGGACACCAGTCTGACCTGCATTCGCAACACCACTGAGGACTACTTGCTGCCTCCAAGTGCAACCGGATCTCTGTGTGCCAAGATTGATGCGAATCCCAGCTTGGAACCGGACTGCACACCCTGCGGTAACGGCTACAAGTTCATCATGGCCTCCTCTCAGGACAAGTGCCTGAAAGAATACACGCCTGACGCCTACGTTAGAACCTACTGCACCACTGATCCCAACAATCGGTCTGGTCTGGCGTGGACTACTACGAACCATCCGACCACCGTGGTTAACTACGCTGACTACGGATACACCACTCTTCTCCAGACAGACTCTCAGGACATGGGAACTCCGAACAACAAGACGATCTCTCGGATCGCTGTTGAGTACGACGCCCCAGACGTGCCTGACATCAACGCTGCGTTACTGCATGTGGACATCGGATACGGTTCTCAACCGCACCGGTTGATCTGGCAGGCCTCAACCCCTCGAAAAATCGACCGATTGTCTTCGCAAACCGAGAGCCAGATGGCGACCAACAACATTCGGCCGAATCGAATCGCGACGTACCAGTTCTTCAGGACAGGATCTCAGATTGGGTTCCGATTGATGATCGCCAACTCAAGCCGAAACCCTGTGATTGGAGGTTCAAGCAATCTCAATGAGATGAGTGTCTCGATGAGATCTTCGCACGGAGACTATTTCTAGCATCAACACCGCTTCGGCGGTTCACTAACTCAAAGAACAGGACACGCTATGGGTATTTCAAATCTCGGTGGAATCATCGGGGCATTCGCTGGCTCCAAGATGGAGCGGATGAACAAGAATCAGGGTCTCCAGAGCCAGATCGACACGTCTGTTGGCGGCATGGACAAGTATCGTCAAGAGGCGGACACCGCTCTTGGCAATTACACTGCCGCGAACCGAACCGCGATTGGTGAGGTCGGCCGACTCAACAAGCAGACCGAGGGCGAAACCAACCAGATGCTTGGCGGTCTTCGTCAGGCCAGCTTCATGGGTGACCGCGAGCGTGCCCGAGAAGGCGACCTCGGTGCGCTTCAAGGATTTCTTGGTCAGCTGGGTGGTGGAATGTCCAAGGCCGACAAGATGGCCGCTTCCAGATTGGGTTACGCTGGAAAGGCTTCTGGCACCTACATGGACAAGCAGCGTGCCGGATATGTTGGAGCGTTTGGTGCGCCTATCGCCCAACAGATTTTCGGCGGTCTCAATCAGGCCGCTTCCGGTGCGGGCGCTGAGCGTGGCGCTAACGTCGGACAGCAGATGGGGCTGATGCAGTATCGCAACCAGCTTCCGATGAACGTGGCCCAGATGGAGCTCAACCCGCTGCAGGCTCGTCAGCAGGCTCGTCAGTCCGAGATCGGACAGCTGGGTGGTCTGTCTGACGTGAACAACTCGAACTTCGCAGGCTTCCAAGAGAAGCAGAACAAGTGGGCCAAGCTGGGTAGCGCCCTTGATTCAAGTGTCAACAGCGCCATCGACACTGGAATGAGCCTGTACAGTGGCGGGATGCTCGGCAGTGGCGGTATGCTTGGCGGCCTGATGGGTGGTCTCGGTGTACAGGGTCGCCAGCAGCAGGCTCCCACTCCGATGCCAGCTTATGGCTACCCGCAGCCGGCCTATGGTTATGGAGCCCCGATGATGTACGGATCACCGATGATGTATGGCATGCCGATGTACGGCCGCTAACACTGATCAACCCTGAACAACAACTAGCTCGAACAATTTTATGGCAGACGCTTATGGATCGACGTTGGACTCGCTGATGGCGAACAAGGTGGCTCAACAGTCCGCTCAGCAGGCCGAGGCAAACTCGTACCGCAACTTCCTCAATCAGGTGTCGAACACCAACCTGCGACGCCGGGAAGGCGAGGCGCTCGACCGTCGTGGCATGGAGGAGCTGGGGATCAGCCGAATGAACGTGTCCGGCCTGAACGACTATCGTCGTGGTCAGGTGGACATCGGAATGGAAGACGCCCGCACTCGCCGGTACGAGGGTGAGACCGGTCGTGAAAACGTCGGCGGATTGAACCGGTTTCGCGAGGGTCAGGTCGATATCGGTAGGACCGATGCCGGAAGCCGTCGACTCGACACCGAGAGCATGGGTCAGTATCGAACTGGTTTGACCCGGAATGAGGCTGACCGCATCGCTTCTGGTGAACGTCTTGGGATGCGCGGTTTCGACACGTCTGAGCGTAATGTTGGCCGGCAGGCTCAGGCTATTGAATACGGCGCTGAGGCTGGTGTTCGCAGCACCGGAATACAAGCTGGTGCCAACATGTTCGATTCCTCAAACCGGCTCGAGGCAGCATCGCTGCCATACAACAAGCTCCAGAGAGGTGAACAGCTTGCGTTCGATCAAGGCGGGCTTAAGGGGCTGCAGCAGTATCGCGCAGCAACCAATCCCGGCAGTGAGAACATGCGCCTCATGCAGTTGTCCAATCAGCAGGAGTTGGAAAATCAGCGTCGCAGTGCTTATGGCGCTACCATGGATCAGCTGAACAAGGACTTTGAATCAGAGGCCAGTGGATTCTCGTCATGGATGCCTAACAGCAATCGAACCGATCAGATTATTGCCGAGCGAGATCGCCTGCAATCTCAAGGCTTGTCTGAAGCTGAGGCGTATGACGCGGCTGTAGCGAATGTGTCTCGTCGGATTGTTGACGCTCGCTTTGGCCCTCGCCCTGGAGTTGACGAGATTCTGCGTGATGACCGCTACGATGTTCCTCGGGGTCAGGGTATGTCAGCGCCGACCGCTGCTCCTACCAATGCCGCCCCGACTCGAGTCCTCAATCGAGGTGGTCGGCAGCGGCCTGTCTCTCAGGCTGCGTCTCCTCAGGATCAGGGTGAGCCGATTGATCAATCTCAACAGTTTGGCCCCCCTTCCCCTGCTGAAGCATTTAGAGCTCGAGGTCGGGAGTTGCAACAGAAGGAGCGTACTGTCTCCAATGCTGGCGCTACAGGTGCTTTGACGACTCCGTTCTACACTGGAGCGGCCAGTGCTCTTGGTGTTGAGCCTGAGCAGGTTGGCGCGAGCAATCGCTACAAGCGACCGCGCTCTGTTGTGGCTGACAACTGGAGAAATTACGAGCAGCAGTTCGAGGATCTTCCTCAGGATGTTAAAAACAGCGTGTACATCAATTCGCTGAACTCTGCTGCAGATGTGACCGGTACTTATTCTCCTGGCTATCGCGGGTATCGGAACCGCGAACTTCCGTCTTTGGATTGGAT